TTAAAGTGCCGCGGCGAAACTATCCGCATCCTCGTCGCCTCCGTTCGCCTCGCCGCCGCCCTCGGGCGGGATCATTTGCCCGATCGCCTCGGGGTGCATCGGGTCGCCGGTATTCAGCGGCACGCGGAAGTCGTCGCCGCCCGGCACCGGGTTAAGCCCCTCGCGCATGCGCACCTCGTTCCGGCTCAGAAAGCCGTTGTTGAGGGCGATTTGATAAGCCGTGAACCGTTGGTTTGTGTCGCCCTGCAACATTGGGGTGTAATCCCAATGCACCTGTAAGCGGTCGCGCTCGTCGTCGAAGAACAGCTGATCGCCCAACAGTTCCTGCAACTGATCGGTGTGCGACGTCAGGCAGTCGTCGCGGTATTGCTGTTGCGACTGTTGCAGGTTCGACCAGGTCGCGCGCGAGAAATCGGCGATCTTATGCGGCGGCACCCGGAACAGCCGGCAAATGTCTAAGACCTGAAACTGCCGGGTCGCGAGAAACTGCGCGTCTTCGTTTGTCATTGAAATTTTGTCGAATTTCATTCCTTCTTCTAAGATCGCGACGCGGTGCGCGTTTTGTACGCCGCCATAAGTAGAACGCCAACTTTCTGCTATGCGGTCGCTGGCTTCTTTTGATAATTTACCGGGATGCGAAACAACGCCGCTTACTTGCCCGCCTTGGCGGAACAGAATCGAGCCATGCTGTTGCGTTGCCAGTGCCAGGCCGACGACATCTTGCGCAACGGCGATCGGCGACAGCCCGAGATAACCGTCGACGCTGATATTTTTCATATGCAGCATGTCTTCGGGCGGCACCAACACCCCATAGCCGACATGCAAGCTGTTGACGCGATACCACAGATAGCCCGTCTCGGGGCTGATACGCACGGTTACACGGTCGGGCGAAACCGGCACGAGCTCTACCGGCGTGCCGGCAAAGTCCCGCTGAATGACGATAAAGGCGTTGCCTCTTAAACAGTAAGAGGTAAGCACATAGCACCAGAATTGAAAACGCGACTGGAACTTGTTCGGGTGCTTTAACAGCTTGTTTAGCGGGTGCCCCGCGTCGACAAGCCAAGCGTCGCCCGACTTGCGCCGGATCTGCGTTGGCAGGCCGGCGATATCCTCGGAAATACACTTGATGCACCCGTAAACCGCGGCCGATTGCAGCGCTGTCAATGGCGTTACTGGCACGCCAGTATTCGAGGCATAACCGCCAAGCGCCGCGTAAAGCAGCGGCTGCGGGAACGCCAGGCTATTGACCGAGGATATCAGCGAGCCTTGCTTTGCCTCGGGCGAGGCGGCAGCTGTCGCCGGCATCAGCGGCTCGACCGGCAGAGGTGGCGGCGACGGGGCGGCACCCGTCAACCATCCCCACAGGTTCATCCGAGCGACAGCACCCCGCGGGTTTCATAGACGCTCGGGCCCGGCTCGGTGGCGCAGCGGGCGATTGCCATAATCGAGGCGACCGCCGCGTCGATCTTGTTCTCGGGGCGAGCCTTGCGCGGAAACACGTTGCCCCTGGCGTCGTAGTGTCCGACGACATTGCCGATGCACCAGGCGAGCACCCCGTTGCCGTCGTGCCGCACCCGCCGCGAGCGCATCGCCGCATCGAGCTCTTTGGTCGGCTCGCTGAAATTTTGCGTGGTCGAGCGGAATTCGACCATCGGCACACCCGCAGCTGCCAGCCGTTGCGCGAGATAGGTCGAGGCCCAAGGATCATAGGCGACCGACACCACCTCGAGGATCCGGCAGAATTCGAGTATGTCGTCTTCGATCGCCTGATAGTCGGTTTCCTCGCCCTGCGTGACCACCAAATCGCCCTCGGCCGCCCATGCCGGATAGGACGCATGGCGCGCCTCGGCGACCGCCGCCTCGTTCAAGTAACAGCGGCAAAATATGGCGTAGCCGCCGCCCTCGGCTCGGGCAAACGGCAGTCCCTCGGGGAATACGATCGCCAGTGCCGCCAGGTCGGTTTTCGACGCCAGGTCGAGGGCGAGGTGACAGCGCCGCCCGGTGTAGTCGTCGAGGCTCAATTCATGGTCGGCGCAGGCGTTCCACGCGCGCATCAAAAACAGCTGCTCGTCGGCCCCTGCCCACACATTGAGGTGGCGGGTGCGCGCCGCCGCCTCGCGCGCCGGGTTGTTGCGCGCAATGCGCATAATCGCCCGTATGCCGTCGGGCTGTACCGACTGCCCCCACCCCGGATTTGCCTTTATCCAGGTTTCCTCGGCCCACGGGTCATCGCCATCGTCGATCGAATAGACGAGCCCAAAGAAGCGATCATCATTCTGGTTTTGTAGCACAATGCGCAGTGCATAGTCCCATAGCTGCTTGCCGATACCGGCGCTGTTGCTGGTGGCGGTGCTGATACTGAGTAGGAACGGCTGCGCCCTCTTGCCCATTGCCGTTGATAGCGCATCGTAAACCTCGCTGGTGCGGTGCGAGCCGATTTCATCGCAGATCGCGACATGCACGGACAAACCGTCGAGCGCCTTGGCGTCGCTCGATATTGCGCTGAATTTCGAGGCGGTCGAATTCTGGTAGATCGCGTGCGTCTGCGCCTCGACGCCCCATTCGCGGCGCATCTCGGGCGAGCGCTGCACCATGTGGTTCGCCACGTCAAACAGGATCCGCGCCTGGTCGCGGGTCACCGCCGCGGCATAGCCCTCGGCGCCGCCCTCGCCCTCGCCGAATGTCAGGTACATTGCCAAGGGCGCGCAGATCGTCGTTTTGCCATTGCCGCGCGGCACGAAAACCGCCGCCTCACGAAAGCGCCGCAGTCCGGTCGCCCGGCTGACAAAGCCAAACAGGTTCGCATAGACGAATTGCTGCCAATCCATCAGCCGGATCGGCCGCCCCGCCTCGGGCCCCTTGACGTTGCGCATCGTGCTCGCGAACAGCATTGCGCGCGTCGCCCGTTGCGGGTCGAATGTCCATTCGCTGCCGGGGTGCTGCGCCTCGTCCAGATCGCGCAGAAAGCGCGCGGCGGCCAAGCGCGCGTGCTCGCTGGCGAGTGCCGGCGAGCGGGTAAGCCGTTCGGCGTAGGCGATTGCGTCAGGAACAAACCGGCGCGGTTCGCTCATCTATTCGACGAGGGCGTCCCTTCGACCTGGTACAGCACCGCGCGCACGGCGCAGTCTTTTGCCTCTAGCAGCTTGCGCAAGGCCGCGTCTGCCCGGTGCCCGGTTTCCAGGATTGCGCCATCAGTTAAACCCTTCGATCCAGCCCCGCACGGCCGCGCCGTTGCCATTGGCTGCGGCGGATATCGCCACACCCTCGCGCATGTCAGCGCCGCGAAACGCCTCGTGCTTGCCAAGATCGCTGACCAGCGAGGCGATGGCGTTGGCGAGCTCGCCGCGCTCGACATATTCGAGCGCGCGCGCCTTGGCCCAAGCGAGGTGTTGCGCGCGGTCCACTCGGGGTAAACCCGCTCGCTCACTTGTCCTGTTCCTCGATAATGTCGTCGCGCAAAATCTCGATCTGCATCTCGAGCTCGTCGACGACCTGCTCGGTGGTCAGATCAGTCCGTGCCCGCCCCAACAAATCGGACAATTGCGCCGAAAACTCGGTTTGCGTCATGACCCCACCAGCCTTAGCGCTGCCCACGGGTTCGCCTCGTCATCCGTCTGCGGCGCCGGGTCGAGGTGTATGCGCGGCCGTGCCGCCGGACTAAACCCGAGCTCGGCGGCCAGCCGCACCAGCACCAGCGTATGCCGGTTGAGCAGCTGATGACAGGCAAGCCACATGGAAGCCGTCATGCCGCTGTCGTGGTCGAGGCAGTATTGTATCTCATCCTTGCGGTCGAGGGTTTCGACCCACAGCCGCAGCACCTCGCGGTCGATCGCGAACAGTACGCCCTTCGGCGCATGCCGCACCGCGTAGCGCCAGGCCGAGCGCTGCCCCGGTGTCATGCCCGCCGGCATGGTCAAGCCGCCCTCGGCTCGCGCCTCGAGGGCGCGGTCGCGGCCGTGATCGGTCGGGTTGTACGTGCCTTGCAGCTTGTGCAGCACCGTCGGCTTAGGGCGCCGGCCGGGCATGGG